CGCATTACTGGCCTAAGCCAGTTCATAAGGAGAGGCTATGCCTCAACTTCAGTCTGTGGCCCTAACGGACCGCACTCCCGTAACCCCCGTTGTTCGCACTTTCGTTCCACGAGAGATCGTGAATGGCGTGGGTGCCTGCGTGTTCAATGCAGGTGTCCCAATCGGGGAACAGCGTATCACCGTGTCTATGAAAAAGACAGGTGCGCGCTTTAAGGGCGAAGCCCGGCTTACTCTGCCGGTTGTTGCCACTGAAACCATTAACGGTGTCAGTGCCCCTAAGGTGGTTCGGAGCGCCTATATCAACGTCTCCGTATCGTTCGATGAGAAATCCACCCAACAGGAACGCGACGATGCGTGTGGTCTTATGGCCAACGCACTCGCTACCAACAAGGTGCTCATCAACGATGCCTTCGTGAAATGCGAAGGTGTGTACTAAGGTGGTTTACACCATTCTTGGTGCATCGATAATTGCTTTTCTCCTTTTCTTGCATACGTCTGAAGGCTGTGCTCTCGCACAGGCTCAGGCCGGCATGATCGGGATGGAAATCAGTTGTCCGATAACCTGGTAATTCTTCCAGGTCTTAGGGTAATGTAACGCGGGAATCCTTCCCGTTTCACTTCACGAGGTAATAACCCATGAAAGCCCGTAATTCGGACTCTAACAAGTTCGATGTCCCTCGGTCACTCTTCCAGGCTTTTGTAGAGACGTTCTCTGCAATTTTGGAGCAAGATACCAGTTTCAAAGCCGAATACTTGGCTAGAGAATGGAAATCGAAACTCCTGGATCCAGAATACTCGGATTCACCGGAAGTGCGTCGTACGCGAGCCATTGAAAAATGGCTTGCGTGCGAACAAGTTAATCGGGTCACCAATATGCGCATCATGCACATGAGCGACGAAGACGTCCTTTTCACAAAGAACGGCGTCGAAGTTCATGCTGAGATGATAGCGCGAACCGCATCCCGCTTCATATCACGTTGCGTTGGCAACTCTCCTTCGGACCTTTCGGGGTCCTTCTCAGGAGGCGCGTCAACAAGTGTGAAACGGGGTTACGGTACGATCGCCCGAAAGTACCTTGAGGGGAAAGACATCACGGAAGGTGCTATACAGCACTTCCTGCCGGCGAGTTATTCGACGGCGTGGGCCCCACGCGATTTCGATTGCGTGCGTGGAAATGTGATGTTTACTGTTCCGAAATCGACCTTAATCGACCGGGTTGCCTGTAAGGAACCCGAGTACAACATGTACATTCAGAAAGCTCTCGGCGATCAAATTCGTCGAAAGTTACTGCGTGTTGGCATCAACCTGAATGATCAGTCCATTAATCAAGGATTGGCCAAAGAAGGAGCTAGGGATAATAACCTAGCTACAATAGATCTCTCGTCAGCAAGTGACTCTGTCACAACTATGCTGGTGAGACGTTTGTTGCCAGAAGAGTGGTACAATACCCTGGACGACTGTCGGTCTCTGGAAACAGACATCGATGGTTCTTGGCATCTCAACGAGATGTTCAGCTCCATGGGTAATGGCTTTACGTTTGAACTAGAATCCCTTCTATTTTGGGGTATAGTACGAGCGGTGGCATTCCACTCAAATGTGTCAGGACGAATCTCTGTGTACGGCGATGACATTATATGTCCGACCGATATATTTGAAGAAGTCGTCGCCACTTTGTCTTTCTTTGGGTTCAAAGTGAACCTGAAGAAAACATTTGGTGATGGCCCATTCAGAGAGTCGTGCGGTTCCCATTATCATGGGAACATCGATGTGTCTCCTTTTTACGTGAAAGAGGTGCCCACAACCGTCGTGGACTGGATTCATATTCTCAACTCGTTGAGAAAGTGGGCCAGCCTGGATCATAAGACAGGAGTCTGTGATCCGACCTATTATGAGCTCTGGAATGTCGTTGCGGGTTTAGTTGTTCCCCAGCCCTTATGGGGCGGGGACGACTACTCGCGAACCGACATTTTAGTTGCTCCTGGTAGGCTCCCTATCGCTAGGTTGATTCTTAAGCAAAGAGTCAATGCCAGTGAGCAGAGTCGACTTC